GGAGCTTCCTCCATCTCGGCCGGAAGGCGTCGAGTGGGCGAGGAGCCACAGCAGACCACACGCTCTCCCGGAGCAGATGATAGCGCCGGCCTGAACGTACATCACAAGAACGAGCCGGGACGTTATAAAGAAACGCGAATCCTTGGCTCGATAGCTGACCCCGCTAGGCAGACGGTCTAATGGCAACGCTCAATATCACCGAGTTGAAGAACGCGGCGTCGCCGATCGGGACCTATGCGCCCGATGTGCCGCCGTTCCCGGCGATAGGGAATCAAAATGTCGGCCTGAGTGCAACGTCGGCGACTTCGGCAGCATTCAATGCTGCGACCTATGCGCTGCTCGTCGTATCCGATACCGACTGTCACTTCGTCGTGGGCGCTACCGCTGGCGTGGCCGTTGCAGGCACCACGGGCACCTATCTGCCCGCGAAGGTTCCGCTGATAATCGCCGTACCGCCGCAATACTATCTCGCAGCAATCACCCCATGAGGAAGCAATGAAAAAAACACTTCTAGTCGCTGCCGGCCTTACCGCCGTATTTATCGGCGTGGCCTTGGCGCAGATCATCCCCGGCGCGATCAAATTAACGAGTTATGCCAACCCGTTTGGTATCGCAACGCTGGGCCCGGGGCCGCAATCGACCTTTCTTTTGGTTAGTGGCGGCACGTTCGTTTGCACAGGCGGTGGAACACCATCAATCACCAACACTAATGTCGACGCTGGCTCCGCAATCGTCATTACGCTAAAGACGGTTGGTGGAACCCCAGCAGTTCCCGTTGTTACCACGATTACGGCGGGATCGGGCTTTACCGTCACTTGCGGCGGCAGCGATACATCGACTTACAACTACGTAGTCATCGGCTAAAGGAGAGAACCCAGATGAACAAAGCTAAGAGAATCCTGCTCGGCACGACTGCCATTGTTGCTGCATCAGCGGCAGGCTTGGCGCTCGCGCAGACTTATCCACCGGCCTATGTGACGAACTTTAACGGCGCCAACGACGCCGTTAGGATTGTGCCAGGAGGCGCCGGCAGCGTACCGGATGTCTTTACCCATCCGAACGCGATCACCACCACCTACGGCTATCAGAAGGTAGCGCAGACCGACTCGACAGTAGTCACGATGGGCAACAACCAGAGCTATCTGCTGTTTTCGAGCGGAACGGGTGGAACGGGTGGTGCGCTCAAGGTATTGCTCCCGCCGACGCCGAATGACGGCGCACGGTTCTGCGTCCGCAGCCTCAACGGTATCGCCTCCGGCAACGTTTCCTTCAGTGCAACGGCAGGCAACGCCAGCATCACCTTCGGTGCTTCGGCTCCAACCTCGCTCGCTGCGGCGACTACTACCTGCTGGCTGTTCAGCTCCAGCAACCTGACTTGGGACGCTGATTAATGCCATGCCTCCGGTATCGGAATCCCAGCGTCGGGCAATGTGGGCCGCAGCAAGCGGCAAGTCCACGCTGGGCATCCCGAAATCGGTAGGCAAGGAGTTCGCAGAGGCCGACAAAGGCGGCAAACTGCCGCAGCGCAAGAAGAAGCGGAGTTCGACCCTCTACGACCACCCAAAGTCTAAGGCCGCCCGTGGCGAGTCTTAACATAGCGGACCTAACGAGCAGGCCGATGGCGAAGAAGAACTGGATCAAGAAGGCCACCGAGCATTCCCATGGCCAGTTCCGCGCCAAGGCCGAGCACGCTGGCGAATCGACGCATCAATACGCCGAGGAACACAAGCACGACAGTGGCAAGACCGGTAAGCAGGCCCGTTTGGCGCTTGCGCTAATGGGCGCCTCCGGCCACACCGGTAAGAAGAAGCGTCGGCTTTACGACAATCCAAAAAGTCATCCGAGCGATTAAGGAGGCCAATATGGCCAAGGAAGAAGAACACAAGTCCGAAAAAGAGCCGAAGCCAAAGGGCAAGTTGCGGGACCACTACGACCACAAGAAGGGGTCGGCGCATAAGGGCGAAAGCGAGGAAAAGGTCAAGAAAGAGGCCAAAGCCGAGGGTGAAAGCGTTGCCCATGAGAAGGCCGAGAGTGAGGCCGACGAGCACGCCGAGCATAAGGATATCCATGCCCGCCATAAACAAGAGCGCGAGCACATGCACTCTCAGCATGAGACCGAACGGCGCGACCTGCATGGCAATCACCGCGAAGAGCATCGCAAGATGCACGACCGGCATCAAAAAGCTCACAAGGAAATGAACCAGCGGCACCTTGCCGAGATGAGTTCGGCGGCCATGGGTCCGGGCAATGAAGTTCCGACCCAGGGCGTCCCAGAAGGGGCAGGATCCCCAGCGGGGCAGCCGGCTCCGGGCGCGCAGGCAGTTCCGACGACGGGCGGTTGAAATGGCCCACTTGCGGCAAATGAAAAGCATGGAAAAGGACGACGATGATGTCCTCGACCACATCATTGAAAATCCTATCTTGGACAGCAAATACCCCTACGGCCTGAGAATAGCGCTGACCGAAAAAGAGTTTGAAAAGCTCGACCTCGATCACCAAGAGGCCGAAGTCGGCGGCATCGTACACGGTCACTTTCTGGGTAGAATCACGAATGTCCACCAGACCCAGGCAAGTGATGGCAATAAATGCTGCCGTGTCGAGATTCAGATAGAAGACCTCGAAATTGAGTGCGAGGACGACGAATCCGAGGACGAGGAGGAATAGATGCCCCCGGTCCGACTGAAGAATACCACCTACGGCAAGCACAGAAATGATCCTGTTGAGCCGCCGAAAGTCGACCTTCCCTGGAACGATGAACCGGCGGATGAATGGGATTTAGATTCCTCGCCGAAAGATATAGAATCCACTCAGCCGCCCGAGGACTAGCGGACGGCTCTTAGGAGACGTTCCAATGCGGCTGCTACCCCTAACTGCCCTTTTAATTGCTCTTCTGCCTGCGTCCGCCTTGGCGCAGAGCTCCATTATTCAGGCGGGTCCGACGACCCCCGGTCATGCTCCAGCCTATGCCAATCAGGGCCAGGTCGGCTCCCAGCCGGTTATTCAGGATTCGGGCCCAGCGGGCGGCGGAGCGGGGAGCATCGGGTTAAGCGAGCTTAACATCACAGCGCGCGGCACCGGTAGCGGCCCATACATCGGGCTAGGCACAGGACCATTCGGCACCGTTTCCTGCATTCAGGACGCTCCTACGGCCAATGCGGCGGGATACCATTTCTTATGCTCCTCGGCCAACGTCTCCAATGGCGGCTTGATTGCCTACGGTGTCGGCGCTCCGCCGGCAACGCAGCAGCCGCTTTTCCTCAACGTCAATGGCAGGAGCTTTGACCTGCCCGGCAGTTTTGGGCTTCTCTCCGCCAACAATATCTGGACCGGCTCGAATAGCTGGAGCGGGGCAAGCACTTTCACGGGTACGATCACGTCAAGCGGCACGAACGCCTGGACCGGTGCCAATGCTTTTACCCTTGGCAGTCTGACCATCGGCAGCCCGATTACCGATACCGGCGTCAACACCTGGAGCGGGGGCAATACCTTTCAGACCATAGGAACGACCTTTACCAGCGGCATTACTTCCAGCGGTACGAATGCGTGGAGCGGGGCAAATACCTTCACCACCGGCCTGCTCACCATCAGCAGCAATGTTGCCAGCAGCGGCGCGAATACCTGGATGGGCGTCAACACCTTTTCCAGCAGCGATTTGAATCTCGCTGGCTCCAGTAGCGGCGTGACTACGCTCAATGCCTCGGCGGTTGCTTCGGGCATTGCAACTCTACCGGCCAACACCGGCACGATTGCCGAACTAAACCTTGTCCAGACCTGGACCGCGGCACAGACTTTCAATAACTCCGATATTAAGCTATTGGGGAGTTCTACCGGGGCGACAACCTTCACGAGCGCCAACAGTGGCTCATCGAACTACACGCTTACCCTACCGGCTGCTACTGACACGGTTGCGGTATTGGGTACAGCTCAGACCTTCTCCGCGAGCGAGACATTTAGCGGTCAGATTATCCCGGCTTATGGAACGCCTACGATTGCTAGCGGAGCCTGCGGAACGGGTTCAAATGGTACGATTGCATCGGGCGGCACCAATCAAGCGGGTCAAGTGCAGATCGGCTCGGTTGCGACGACGGCGTGTACCGTCTCCTTTTCGACGACACTAGGAATAGCGCCAAAAGCCTGCGTCCTCTTCCCAGCCAACGCGACTGCGGCGGCCACGGGGACAACCGTTGCTTATGTGTCATCGATAACCACCGGCCAATTCGTCATCACCGGCTCGGCGCTGGCCAACGCAAATTATTATTATCATTGCCTGTGAGGATTAGATGCCAGTCACAAGCAATGATATAGCCAACCAAGCTATACAACTTATAGGCGATAACCAGCCAGCGGTCACCGGGCAGGCTCCGAACTTTGATACATCAGCCGCCGGATTGGCGCTCGCTAGGCTCTATGCCCCCTGCGTTGCTACGGTGGGCCGTCAATACTCATGGGACATGGCGCGGCAGACGATCGCGCTCACGCTCTCGGGCAATGTCGCCCCGTTTCCATGGGCCTTTGAATATTTGTACCCGACCAACGGCATCCAGGTTTGGCAGGTCCATCCGGGTAATCTCGGCGACGTCAACAACCCCTTCCCGACCAATTGGCTCGTCGGCAATGCCGTTATCACTGGCCAACAACAGCGCGTGGTGTGGACAAACCTAGCCGGGGCGTTTGCGACCTATAACAATAACCCGAACGAAAACACCTGGGACTCCCTCTTCCGCGAGGCCGTCGTGAGGCTCCTAGCGAGCGAGCTATCAATGGCCTTGGCTGGAAAGCCTGACGCGGCGCAGAATTACCTTGAGTCCGGCGGTGTATTCGAAAATCTCGGCGAGAATAGGCACTACTAATGGCTACAACGATAACTAGCCCCGCCGACATCGTAAATGTGGCCCTCGCTAAGATTGGCTACAAACTCAGGATTAACAACCTTTATGAAGGTTCGCTGCCCGCGCAAAAGACTTTGGATATTTATGGCCAAACCCGCGATGACGTGTTGCGGATGGGAAAATGGCCTTTTGCTCAGCGTGACGTTCCTGCAACCTTAATCAAGGCGGCGCCTCCCGGCGGCTACTTCGGGGGCAATGTGTGGAGCAATCTCTATCCGCCGTTACCATGGCGATTCGAGTATGTTTATCCCAGCGATTGCATCGAGGTCCGTGCAGTCAAGCCCGCCGATGTGCTGTTGCCGAATTTTAGTCCACAGTATCATACGTTCACTGTCGCCAATGATGGTAACCAGCGGGTAATATTGTCCAATGTTCCGGAGGCCGTCATCACCTACACTGGGCAGGTAACCAACCCGACCGACATGCCGCCGGATTTTGTCGAGGCACTTTCTGAGGCTCTTGGCCGTAGATTGGCGCCGTCGATTTCGACTATCGACGCAGTTAAACTTGAAGCGCAAGAGGAGCCAGTTGCAATGGCTATGGCGCAGAAGAAGCAAATGTAAATGTTCACCCCCACTGACATAGCCCAGCAGGCCATTGACGCTTCGGGGACAGACTATCTCTTAGGCGATTTAGAAGATGGCTCGGGTCCAGCGCAGGTCATCTTGCGCGCCTATCAAAACTGCTTGATGCAGCTTTTGCGCGGCGCAAACTGGAATTTCAGCCGCAAGACGGCGCCTTTGGAATTACTAGCGGACGCTACCGGCAATACCCCACTTGTGGGTACGATAGTGCCTGTCCCCTGGACCTATGAGTATGCTTGGCCAACAGACTGCGTGAAATTCCGTTTCATCCCGTGGAATCAGGCGACCCAGAATCCCGGCATCCCTCCGGGCAATATCACGCCGCCTGACCCCGGCTCGCCCATCGTCACCGGCCTTGGCAATCCGCAGATAGGTGCCGGGAGAATCCGTCCCGCTCGGTTTGTCATCGCGACAGATAATAATTATCCACCGCCCGGTGGTTCGACCACTTGGGAGTCCATCGGCGTTGCTCCGGGAACTAGGACAGTAATACTGACCAATGTGAAGTTTGCTTATGGCGTGTATACGTCGTTGATACTTTATCCGTCGCTGTGGGACCCGTTGTTTAGGGCCGCGCTGGTGGCTTACCTAGCCTCCGAGATCGCGTTGCCACTGGCCACCGACAAGAAACTCGGGCTGGCTATGCGGCAGCAGAACATCGCCATTGCCAAGGCCAAGATTGAGCAGGCAAGGATTAGAGACGGCGACGAAGGATTCTATAGCTCAGACCTGCGTGTTGATTGGATGGATGCCCGGCGCACCGGCGGATATGGCGGTTGGGGTAACTATAATTGGGACGGTGGAGGTCCGGCGGTTCCATTTGGCGGCTGGGGGTATGACAGCATTTCCTTCGGCGACGGCAGTTGCTATTGACGTGCAAAGGCTCCGAAATGCTTCTCTGCGGCCATCAGATATGCCTCATGGGCCTCTTGCGGCGATCGAAATCGACCGACGAGCATAGATTTGTAATTCACGGTGATGAAAGCGCACCACCTTCGTTTTTTGTCTGGATCGTAATCCAGAAGCTCGCGAAGGCGTTCAGCGGAAATTTTGGCGGCGGCCACACGTTACTCTATCGCAATTGCACGGAGCAACGCTAGTGGCCGTCCCAATTCTGATACCGGCTTTTACGTCTGGGGAAATCAGCCCGAACTTGTTCGGACGCGCCGATCTTGCCCGCGAGCACCTGGGCGCGACGACGCTGCGTAATATGTTCATATCTTACAAGGGCGGGGCCTATTCCCGTGCCGGCACGGCATTCGTTTGCTGGTCGGCACAGCAGGGGCGGCCATTGCCGCCGCGGCTTATACCTTTCCAGTTCTCCATAAATCAGGGGTTGATCCTCGAGTTCGGCAATTTCTACATGCGCGTCATTTTGAACGGCGCGCTGGTCACTGAGAACCCGATTCCCATCAGCAACGTCACCCAAGCCGATCCTGGCGTCGTCACCGCAGGCGGCGGCTCGGGGGCGACCGCGTCGCCGGTCGATACCAATGTCTATGTGACTTATGCCCCAGGCGACACGATCACGCTGGCCGGCGGCAGCTTCAGTTCTCCGGCCGTGCTTCTCGTAAATGACACGACCTTGCTGTCCTCTGCCCCATTGAACCGGGGCACGGGATACACGCCGGGGGACCAGATCACGCTTGCTGGAGGCACATTCAGCACGGCGGCGGTCGTGACAATAGCGGCGACGACGGTCGTATCGGTGGCGCTGGCGTCGGCTGGCACGGGCGGTACACCGGGTAACGCGACCGTTACCGGGACCACGGGCACAGGAACCTTCTTTCAAGCCAACGTAACGATCGACAATACCGGGGTCATCGCCTCGGTCAACTCAATCCTTAGCGGCGGCACCTATACCGTCAATCCGACAAATCTGGCCAACGAGCCGGTTACCGGCGGCGGCCTTACCGGGGCGACGCTAACGATTGAGATGGGCGTCGACGATCATTCTACGTTTCTTGGCGGCGACTATACGGCTAACGCCACCGTCCTCACCCAAAATACGACGACCGGCTCGGGGATCGGAGCTACATTTCAATCGCCGCTTTATGGCCCGCTCATCGTGAGCTTCGCCGATGCTGGCGTCTATACGACCTTCCCGACAAACCCTGTTTCGCAAGCTTCATCGAGTGGCGGCGGTCTCGGCGCTCAGTTTAACATCACTTGGTCGTCCTCGTCAGCCAATGGCTTCAACACCGGAGATTGGGTATTCATCAAGGGCGTTGAGGGAATGGTTGAGCTGAATGGGCAGACCTTCGTCATCACGGTCCTTAGCCCGACCAGCTTCTCGTTGCAGGACGTGTTCGGCAACAACGTCGATACCAGCGTATTCCCGGCCTATATCACCGGGGGCACGGTTGCCCGTATTTTCCAGATACCGACCATCTACTCGGATGCCGATCTTGAATACCTGAAGTTTGTGCAATCGGCCGACGTGATGACCATCTGCTGCGTCAATCAGGTCACCGGCACTGAATACCCCCCACAGGATCTGGCGCGCTTCTCCGACACCAATTGGGTCTTTAGCCCGGTCGTGCCGCCACCGAGCATCGCGGCACCGACGGGGGTCGTTCTTCACTCTAGTCCTCCGTTCGGTTTCAATTATCCGCAATACATTACTTCCCTGCCGTCGATCCCCGGTGCGAACTATCTCTACCGTATCACCGCCGTCAATGACAAAGGCGAGGAAAGCGTCCCCTCGGTAGTCTTTGAAGGCCAGGGGACCGGTATTGATTGCGTGGACGTGTCGGCCACGGCTGGCTCGATAACAATTTCATGGCAAGCGGTTCCCGGCGCCCGCTATTACAATGTCTACAAGGCGGAGCCTGGTTCAACGGCACTGACTGGTCCGGGAACGGTGCCAAGCGGTCCCGTCCCGCCATCGTCCTCTCTGTTCGGATTTGCCGGAAGTAGTTTTGGCACCGCCTTTGTCGACTCCAATATCACCCCCGACTTCCAGCAGGTGCCCCCGGTCCGTCTCAACCCGTTCGCCCGCGGACAAATCATAGCAGTTACCCTGGACAATGGCGGCTCCGGTTACGATTTGGCGCCGGCCGTTGTCATCAATTCGGCGACAGGTTCCGGAGCCGTCATCGAGGCCGATATTCTCATTACCTCGGGCAGCCTTGTTGACCCCGCAGGAACCGTTCCCGGCCCCGTCGCCGCCCTTACTCTCGTCGACGGAGGCATGGACTATCAGCAGGGCGATACAATTACGATTGTCGGCGCAGGCAGCGGCGCGACTGGTCACATCACGATCGGCCCGCAGAGCGGCACCTATCCCGGCGTGCCCAACTACTTCCAACAGCGGCGGGTATTCGGCAACACGCTCAACAATCCAGATACCTACTACATGAGCGTGCCGGGGCAATTTCACAATTTCGACAGCCGTATCCCGACCATCGACACCGATGCCATCACCGGCACCCCATGGAGCCTGCAGGTCAACGGCATACAGTTCTTCGTACTGATGCCTGCTGGTCTTGCCACGTTCACCGGATTATCGGCATGGCTTCTCGTCGGCGCGGGGAGCTTTGCTACCAATGTGCAGCCGATTTCTCCCAAGAGCCAAGTCGCGCAGCCGTTGGCCTTTACCGGGTGCTCGTCCACCCTACCGCCGATTAAAATCAACTATGACATTCTCTATGTGTCATCGAAAAACTCGTACTACTACGACTTGCCCTATCAGCTTTATGCGTTGAGCGAGCCGATCGACCTCACCATCTTTTCCTCGCACCTGTTCGACCAATTCGCCTTGCGCGAGCACACCTGGGCAGAGAGTCCGTTTAAACTGGTCTGGAGCGTGCGCAATGACGGCTCATTGCTTTCCCTGACGTTCCTGAAGCAGCAGCAGGTCGCTGGCTGGGCTCGGCATGATACCAATGGCCATTTCTTCAGCGTTGCCTCGGTGGTTGAGCCGGTCATTGCCACGGTCGAATTGCCAACGGACCTGCCCCTAACATGAGCACGACCAAGGCCGATGCCGTTTATGTCGTCGTCGAGAGAGGCGGCCCGCATACGCGGACGGAAAGAATAGCCAATAAATTTGACATTAATTTCACGAGCTCTCTGGCAAGCCTGACTAATGCGGGTCTTACTCTAACCAGCCAAGTTCCACATCCAGTGGTTATGGGCATTGCCGTGGACGCAACAAATAATTTGGTTTGGTTTTTCAATCCTTGGTTCGGCGGCTGGAATCTAGGTCGACCTGATGGCACCTTCCCCGTGGGGAATCCAAATTGGGCGGGCGGATCACAAAATCCTAGTACCCCTGTCGGGGGCTGGACGATGCAGAGCACCGCTGGCTATACACCTGGGAACCCGATATTCCCTACCTTCTTTTTGAATTATCTGCCGGACAATCTTGTTGCTACCTCCATCACTATTAATTGCGGTGCCTCCCCGTTTATCTATGCGGTGCCGACCGGATACTCTGCGTGGGGAGCGGCTGTCACTCTGGATCCGGGCAACACCGGCGCGCATGTGATCCTTTCCGGGGGCAATCTCACTGCCGTCAGCGACGGAACCGTCAATCCTCCGGCAGGCGGCGGTGCCACGACATTGGCTCAAGGGTTCGCCAGCGGCAAGCATTACATGGAAGTTACGATTAATGCGATTGGAACCAGCGGGACCTATAATGCGCTGGTTCTGGCTTTGTCTAATGGGGACCGAACTCAGTATCCTAATTATCCGTCCATATCCGCCTTCGGCGGCTATGCCAACCTGCTCAATATTCCTAGTCCCGCGTTTGGATTCAATTTCAATTTGCAGACCGATGGCACATTCCCGGCGGGGTGCTTCCGTAGCACGATGACCGTTCAAGGCGCATCAACCGGTAAATATTACTGGGAGATCACGATGGCGAGATTTGCTGGCCCAACGCTACTTGAGGCGGTGGTTGGCATAGCAAACCATAATCAAGTTTTATCAGAACCATTTGGTGGCCAGGGTTGGGGATTCCTTGGTGATAATACCGGAAACGGTATCGGGTGGGGCAGCGATGCTACCGTCAAGTACAACTTTATATCGATAGGTGGTGCCGGCGCCTACCATGGAGGAACCACCGTCGGCATTGCAGCAGATTTTGACAATCATCTGGTATGGTTTTGGAACCCCGAACTCAACAGATGGAATGATGACATCCTCGCCAATCAGAATCCATCCTTGGGCATCGGCGGCTATAGTTTCGCTGGAATGACATACCCCGCCTTTCCGGCCGCTACCGTATTGTATTGGACTACGGGAGGAACCCCCGATGATATTCTCGACGGAAATTGGGGGCAGGCACCTTTTCTGAACGCGCAGCCAGCGGGCTTCGGCACATTCTTTTCCAACAGAACGCTTACCATTCCCCCTGGCTTCACGATCGAACGCATGGACAACCGCATCTGGCCGACGGTGGAGAATTGTTGGTGTGTGGATTGTGGATTTACTTTGACGCAGCCAACACCGGCGGCTGATCTGACCGTTAGCGCAGTATAGGGGAACCTGGAATGCCCATTACCATAGGTCAAGCAGGCAATAACGGCGCGGGCGGCTTTACTTCGATTACGCCGAAGCCTGATAGCAGTTTCACGACTTGGACCGCGCAGCAGGGCACCGGTTACAACGGCGACGGCACCCGCTTTATCTTCGTGTCTCCGACCGGCAACGACAGCAATCCCGGCACGCTGGCGGCGCCCAAACGAAATTTTGACGGCTTTCCCTCCGCGTTTACTGAGGGCGTGTTTACGGCAACCGGCCAAGGCGCGATGACTGCTCTGCGCTTTGGTATGCCTGACTGGATCTGCCTGCAAAACGGCGCGACCTACGCCACCAGCAATTCATTTGACGGCTTCGGCAGCTTTTCGATGTCGGGTCAAGTTATCAATCTTTCCGGCAATCCTTTAAGTTCAACCAATACTCCGATCGTCATTGCTGGGTTCGATTGGACAGCAATCCAAGGCGGCGCGATGCCCGTGCCAAATCCCGGCACTGGCGGTAGCCATCCCATCTACCAGGCCCAGGTAACTTCGACTTATAGCAATAACCGCGAGGGCACTGGCGGGGCTATATTCACCGGCCAAAGCCGCACCACGCAAGACAATATTGCGATTATGGGAATTACCTTCACGACCACGCAAACCGGAAATTTTAACGGCATTGCTCCAGGATGCAGCCCTCCGAGAAATTTCTTTCTTGTCGAAGATTGCGAAATAAGCAATCAAAACGAGGGGTTGCAATGGGGAATCCCAAGCGCGCCCGACGCCTACATTATCGTCCGTAGAAACCGGATTCTTTACAACACAGGCCAGGGCCAATTCGGTCCCGTTGCAACGAACCCCATCTACGAGGAAAACATCGTCCGCCACAATGGTTGGACGGTCGCCGGAACGGCATCTGTTCGCAATCATAATTTCTACCGCGGTTCATCGAATATCGACGCTGGCACTAACGGCTTTTCAACACCTGCAAATGAAATCGGAAATGTTTATGCTGAATGCGGAGACAATGACGGGTGCCGGTCTGGCATCATTGCCAGCAACAATCTTTGGCTCTCATATCCCATTCCTCTTATCAATTTCGGATTACAGACGGCGGGGAAACCGGGCAGCGTCGATAATTGCGTATTCGTTGAGGGCGTAACATCGCCGGTCGGCGACGGCGCTATTCTAGCGGTCACTTTCGCAGGCACTAGCAATACCTCGTATTTTCAGGGCGAGTATTTCAACAAGGCTGGTGCCACCTTCACCAATAATCTCCTTATTCACAACGCCACTAATACCGGAAGCCCCAATGCTACGGGAGTCACAACCGGTTCGGGCATGGACGGAATTGTTTGTACCGGCAATATTCTTTTCGACAGCCCGCAATGGGTGTTTCTCGATCCCTACCCCGGTGCCGTAAAGACCTACAGCTTCACGGCGGGAAGCGGCTACGCCAACAGCACGACCATTGCTGGCAGCGGGGCGCAGGCTGCGGCCGTCGACGGCACCGGTCTCCAGAACGCGACGGGCACACGGTTCACCGTTTCCAACAGCACGCCTATCGGCCAGAACAATCACGTCTGGGTGGAGACTTCAGGGCGCCCCGGCGGCGATGTAGCCGGGCTTTATTTTGCCGGAACCGCCTACCTCGGCACCACAACCGACGTCTGGTTTCCGGAATTGCCGTTTACGGGAACCTGCACTTGCACCATTTATCTACCGTTTTGGTCAACGTCCTTTAGCGGCGGCCATGGCAGCGGATTTACCGCCGATATCATTGTAAAGGCTGGCCACGTCATCAATGTCAGCCAATGCACGCAGCAAGATCAAAACTCTCAATATGTGTCAATAGCCTTCAACGGCAGCGGTTATCAGGTCAACGACGTTCTGACATCCTCTCTAGCTGGCGGTTCCGGGTTCTCTTTGACTGTTACTGCCTTGTGCAACAACAACCTTAACGACCCTAGCAACAGTTTCTTCGCAAACACAAACATCAACCCGAAGCCCGGCACATGGTCCGACCCGAGCAGGACGGCGACGAAATATGCCCAGACTGTACTCGGTCTCACAGCGACAGCCGACCGTTACGGCAATTCCAGCGTCCTCAATACGCTACTTACCAACATGGCCAACTTCCAGCAAAAGGGGAGTTGGAGCGGCGCTTATACAGCGGTCGCCATCAATAACTGGATCCGCGCCGGGTTTGCAGGGGGCGGCGGTGGGGGCACTATCACAATCGTCCAGACGTTATTGGCTAACGGATTTGTCGGCGTACCCTATAGCGACCAAGTGACGGCAACAGGCGGCACGCCGCCCTATAATTTCACGATTAGCGCCGGGGCTCTTCCGAATGGTCTCACCCTCGGCCCCGATGGCGTCATCATGGGAACGCCGACCGCGGCTGGTACGTTCACCTTTACCGTCAGGGCTACGGACAGCGCAGCGAGCACTCCTGGTACGCACCAGTACACGTTGACTCCGGCCATTAACACGGTCATGTCGCCGACCGGACTGTCAACGGTAATCCTCTCGCTTTTCAATCAATCAAGCGGGGCACCACCACCGCCGCCACCGCCCTCTTACACAGGCCCTGGCGATATCGTTGCCGCCAACCCAATCGGCTATTGGGGCCTGCGCGCTTTCAACGCCGCTTACATCGGCCAGAGATGCGCCAGAGTATGCAGCTCGGTCGACGGCAGCGGGGCAACTGATATCAATATTGCTAGCAACGGCTACATTGATACCGTCGCCATCAGCCATCTCAGTTACTTCCCCAATGTTGCCGTGACGACGCTCTACAATCAGAGCGGCAGCGGTATCGCCGGCATGGACATGACGCAAGCCACGCTTGCTAAAATGCCGCTCTATAACGCCACGGCTGGACCTCATGGCGGGCCTGCGATATTCAGTGACGGCGCGAGAAACATGGCGACCAGCGCCAGCCTTAGCGGCGTCAATTTTCCCACGATGACACAGACCGCCATCGCCAAGCGGACGACGGTATCGGGAGTAAACGGCTATATTCTCGGGATGCACTTTGTCGGCGCCAATACCGACAGCGGCATAGCGTTCCGCTCGGCCAACAACCTCTGGGGCATGGCGGCGGGGGATTTAACGCAAGCGGAAAACGACAACTCCTGGAACTCGTTTCAGGGAGCATGGAGCAATGGTACGCCAATCAACCTCGACGGCAGCGGTGCCATCGCTTCGGGTAACACGAGCTATCCTGGTCCCGACACGATCGGCCAATTCACGCTGTTCTCCCAGATTTCCCTCGACCAGATTCTCACGGGCTACATTTGCGAGTCTGGTTGCTGGCAGAGGGATTTCAATGCCGACGGCAAGTTTGTTGCCATGAACACCAACATGCAGGCAGCCTTCTAATGACCACCGCGAACGGTGCAGGCATCCTTACCGGAGTCATCAACCTCGTCGGCGGCTCCAACTATTCCGACGCGACGACGGCGACCGTTGTTGACGCCAACGGCCTCGGTCCTGGTAGTGGGGCCTTGCCCGTTCTCACCATTACTGGCGGCGTCATTACCGCGGTTGACTTCGCGTTTGCCGGTGCCAATTACACGTTTCCCGAACTCGTCATCAACGACCCGACCAATGCCGGCAGCGGGGCGAGCGCTACCATCACCATCGACAATTCGGCCAGATTCACGGCTTCGGCCCCGGTATTCTCCCTGACCGACGTCGGCAGCGTCATCCGTTGCGGCTACGGCGTGGCGACCATTACGTCCTACGTCAGCCCGACGCAAGTCATCGCCAACATTACCTCGCCGATAACCCAAATCCAGACCGACAACCCGAACGAGCCAGACGCGCCGCAAATCTTCCAGAACGGCACCTGGACGATGACGGCACCAATCTCGACGCTTTATCTGCCGGTCCTTGCTGGCTTTACGATCACCGGCCTAGCCGACGGCAAGGTCATTCCGCCGGTGCTGGTTCCCCCGGATGGCATTGTCACGCTGGATACCCCGGCCTCGGCCATCATCGTCGGCCTTGGCTATACCGCGCAATTACAGAGCATGTACTTGGATGCCGGCGAGCCGACCGTGCAGGGTCAGCGCAAGAAGGTTGCCGAGGTCACCGTGCGCGTCGAGCAATCGGCGGCTTTCCAGGCCGGCGGCAATCAGCCCGACGGCTCTGTGCAAAGTCCGCCGCAACTGGCTCCGGTTTGGCAGAACCTAGTCGACGTACCGACTCATGCCGTACCGCCATTCAGCGGCGCCGCAACCCCGCTGTTTACCGGCGATACCCGCATTCCCCTTCCCGGCGGCTTCAACACTCGCGGGCAGGTTGCGGTCCAGCAGAGTAACCCGCTTCCGTTGCAGGTTCTAGACTACGCCGTGGAGGTTCTTCCTGGCGATGAACCGTCGACAAAGGCTCCGCCGCGGCAGCGTCGGGGTGGCAACCAAGGTCAACAAGGAGGCTGAAAATGTCGTACACGAGCGACAAGAAGTTCGATGATACCAACCGCGGGGCGCTGTTCAAGAATGACCACAAGCAAAAGGAGACGCAGCCTGATTATACGGGCACCCTCAACGTCAACGGCCGTGAATTTCGTATTAGCGCATGGGTCAGGGAGTCCAAGGCCGGGGCAAAATTCATGTCGCTGGCGGTGACGCCAAAGGAAGCCGTGCCCGAGAGGAAGCCTGCCAAGCCATCCTATGCCTCAGCGGATAAGAGCTTTGATGCCCCATTTTGACCTGATCGAAGCAAAAACCTGGCATTGCGGCATGATGATTAGAATGCTGCGGCGCGAGCAGAAGGAGGCAATGGCGGCAATCGGCGTCGATTCCCACCGCGAACTGCGGGCGGCCTTCGATGACTCGGCCTACCGGCGCGCTTGGTTAATCGACGGGAAGATCGTCGGCATCGGCGGCGTCTCTGGCCCCATGCTTTCGCCCGTCGGCCTCATATGGCTGGCTCTGTCCAATAAGGCGGTCAAATACCCTCTCGCCCTAGTCAAACTGCTACGCCAGCAGATCGATGAGGTCATGGAGACCAAACGAACGCTGCTGACCACCATCCTCAGCGGGGACGAGGCCAGCGAGAGATTCGCGGTTTTCATGGGATTTGTGCCGGTTGGCGGCCCGAATTATATTCTCGGGGCCAGTTCGCGCTACGGGCGCAAGGAAATTGCGCGGCAGATAAAGGAAACGGGCGGGGAAGGCTATATCAGGGTCATGGAATATAGGGGTTCATAAATGGCCATGGTCTTAGGTCTTGTCGGCGGCCTTGTCTCGGCGGTCGGCACCGTTGCCGGTGGTTTCGCACAGGCCAATGCCCTGAAATATCAGGCGCAGGTCGCCCACAACAACGCGATTATTGCCCAACAGACTGCCTCTAGGCAGCTAGAGGCCGGCCGGATTGCGTCAGAGAATAAGTCGCTGGAGGAGGCCGAGATTGGGGGGGCCATTAAGGCCGCCCAGGCCGCAGGCGGCGTCGACGTTAACACCGGTTCCAACGTCAAGGTGCAGCAATCCCACCGCATCATCGGCGCCCTGAACACCGCGCAGGTCATGTCCAACGCAGAACTGCAGGCTTATGGCTATCGTGTGCAGGGATACAACCAGGAAGCGCAGGCTGGGCTTGATACGGCCGAGGCGAAAAATGCCGAGATTGGCGGCATCATCGGCGGCGTCGGACAGGCATTTGGCGCGGCGTCCAAGTGGTTTGGGCCAACGGCTTAACCGATGGCCTCTGAACCTTATCGGGCCGCGCCCAGCGTCGAACCGACCGTTCCAGCGCCCTCCTATTTTAATCTCAGGGTAAGCCCCGGAGCTTTCGGCGGGCATATTGCGGCAGGGCTTGAGAAAGCCGGGGCCGGATTAAGCCAAGCTGGCGACACCTGGGAGGAAATGATTAAGGATGACCTCATCAACAGGTCTGTCAAGGAGATGGAGGCCGCGCAGGAAGAGTACCGAAAGCTGAATGGCGCCGACGCCGTTGCTCAGGAGCAAGCCTACAAAGACCGCGTAGACGCCATTGCCAACAAGTATGGCGGTCAATTACCGGGAAAGTTTCGCGGTGAGTACGATGTGGCGATACGGCCCTATCAGTACCGCACCGTTTACGGGGGAATAGCCACCCACGCCATCACGCAGGGGAACGAGGTTTATCGGCAGACCAACCAAGCCACGGTTGACCGCGCCATCGACACGGCACGCAGTAATTTCACCAGCCCGGAGGCTGTAGATAGTGCCGCCAATGTCGCCGCATCCGGAGCGGTCAAACAGGTCCAGATAGAGGGGAATGGCGGTAATCCTGATATCGTCCGCGATGCTATCGCAAAAGCCAAGGCCAAGGTCTATGGCGAGGCCGCTCGTCAATGGGAGGCCAGCAGCGTCGGTGTCGCTCCCTATATG